GCAGAGGGGCGCGACCTGACCGCCGGCCTGATAGAAGCCAGAACCCAGGAGAGTTTCGAGAACCAGACATCGAGCGACATCGCGACCATTTTGGCCGCGCGGCATGGGCTGGTGCCGGTGGTGACGCCGACGTCGGCGCTTGTCGGACGCAACTTTCAGAACGACCACGTACGCTCCACCCTGGATCAACATGCCCGCTCGACAACAGAGTGGGACTTGCTGGTGCGATTGGCGGAGCTGGAGTCGTTCGATGTCTGGGTGGATGGCGAGACATTGTATTTTGCGCCGCTCGCCCCCGATCCGGAGCCGCTACTTTTGACGCCACAGGATTGCATTTCGATGCGACTGGAACGTTCGACCGCATTGACGGGCGGATTGAGTGTTTCGGTAAAGAGCTGGGATTGTCGGGGCAATCAGACCATCTCTCAGACTGCCTCCACAAGCGATTTTGGCGACGGCGCCGCCGGGTATGTGGTGGTGCGCCCGAATATGACGGCGGATGTTGCGCAGGGCCTGGCGAACCGCATCGTTACGTTGATGGCACAGCAAGGCCGGGTGGTCACCATAGAGATGCCGGGTGATTTGACGACCGCGCCGCGTGACAGCCTGGCTATTGCCGATACGGGAACCGATTTCGACGACATTTATATGATAACGTCGGTCGAACGGCAAATGTCGTTCGAGCACGGTTTCAGCCAGACGATTGAGGCGAGGTTACCGCCATGGACGATTTTCTGAACCTCTTCAAAGCACGCGCCTGCCAGATCGACCAGGGGTGGGCGCAGCCGCGGCTGGCGGTGGTGAGCAGCGTGGATGCGGCCACCTATACGGCGCGCGTGACCATTCAACCTGAAGGCGTGCTTTCCGGCTGGCTTCCGATTGCGTCACCCTGGATCGGCGCCGGCTGGGGCCTCGCCTGCCCGCCGAACTTGGGAGACCAGGTGCTGGTTTTGTGCCAGGAGGGCGAGTCCGAGCACGGCATTATCGTCGGCCGGATCTGGTCGAACACAGTCGCTCCACCAGGCGCTCCGGTTGGGGAACTCTGGTTGATTCATCAGAGCGGGAGTTACATAAAACTCCACAATGACGGGACGATCGAAAGCAAGGCTCCCCGATGGACACATAATGGCGATCTGCATGTTACCGGGAATGTCTATGATTCGCACAATTCCCTTGCAGATCTGCGTGCGCATTATAATGAGCACGTTCATCAGCCGAGCACGACGCCGCCCACGCCGACCGATTGAAGGACGGCTGTGAGCCGCAGGCCGGTGTGGAGTGTTGGTGCGATCCGGCCCCTTGCATGTTGGGCGCCGGCTGAGCCCGCCCATCGTCCGACGTTCGTTGGCTGAAAACCTTCCAGTCCCGGTTCGGTCATTTGTGCGTGCGGGTTCGAAAGGCGCTTTGCCGAGCGCGAAAGATTTTTGCGATTTGCATGGCGTCGGAGGGTTCTCTTATGCAAGACGCCGCTTTGCTTTGGGGAGGCGATCTTTCGGCAAGCCCGACAGGCGATATCGCCCTCGTATCGGGTACGGTTCTTGGTCAGCAGCGGGTTCTGCGGCGCCTGTTGACAAATCCGGGCGACTATATCTGGCACCTCCAATACGGCGCCGGCCTGGCACAATTTGTCGGCGTGCCCGCCAATGTGGCGGCAATCCGGTCGGCGATCAGAAGCCAGATTTTCATGGAGTCGGCCGTGGCGAGAATACCAGAGCCGACGATCGATATTCAAAGCCTGCCAAACGGCACCGTGTATGTCTATCTACGATATGTCGATTCAACCACCGGTGCGACGCAGGTTTTATCCTTCTCGGTGAGTGCTTGACATGATTCTGCCGCTGCAGACCTTCGCGACACTCGTGCAGAACATGGCAGCCGGGGTGCAGGGCAGCGCTGCGCAACTGATCGATCTGACTGTCGGCAGTGTGTTGCGGGCGCTGCTGGAAGCCTGTGCCTCCGTGGCCCTCTGGATGCAGTGGCTGATACTGCAGGTTCTGGCGATGACCAGGGCAGCGACCAGCACCGGCAGCGACCTGGACAGCTGGATGGCCGATTTTTCCCTGACCAGGCTGCCGGGTTCGAAATCCGAAGGTGCGCTGACGTTCTCCCGCTATACGGTGGGAATTGCAACCACCATTCCGGTTGGGGCGCAAGCCGGCACGAATGACGGGACACAAGGTTTTGCCGTTATCGAGGATACGACCAACCCCGCCTGGAATGGAAGCAACGGGTATCTTCTTGCGGCTTCAGGCGCGAGTGTTACGGTTGCGGCACAAGCACTTGCGGCCGGTAGCGCCGGAAATGTTCAGCCCTACACGATACAGTTGATCAAGACGCCCATTCCCGGAATTGATACAGTCACAAACAGCCAGGCTTTTGCGGGTGGGGTCGATCCGGAATCCGATGCGGGCTTCCGCATTCGGTTTCAGCTCTACATCAACAGTCGATCCTTGGCGACCGGAGGTGCGATCGATTTTGTCCTGGCGTCGCTGCAGCAGGGGTTGCGCTACGTCGTTCTCGAAAATATCGACACGGCGGGAGATTTTCTGCCCGGGCATTTCTGTGTGGTTGTCGATGATGGAACGGGGTATCCGCCGTCTACTCTCATAACGGAGGCCAGCAATGCCATCGAAGCTGTCAGGCCGATCGGGGCGACGTACTCCGTAAATGCGCCGGCGGTTTTAGATGTAACCGTTTATATGAACGTGGTGACGTCAAACCCGCTGACTGCCGCACAAGTGGGCGCCGCGATACAGCAGAATGTTTTGATCTGGATTGCGGATTTGCCCATTGCGGGCAGTTTGGCCGTTTCCAAGATCGAGGCGATCGCCCATACCACAGACCCATCCGTCGTTAGCGTCAACGGCACCACGATCAATGGCGCGGGTTCGGATGTGTCGGCGCCTTACAACGGCGTTCTGCTGCCGCTTTCCGTGACGGTGAATACACATGTTGGGTGATGCTGCCGATTTCGTTCGGCGCATGATCGCCGTTTTGCCCCGCGGCTGGTTTGCGGATGCCAGCGTGCCGCCTCAGCCTGCAACCCTGCTTCAGGCTGTGCTGACCGGTTTTGGCACTGCCTGGTCGGCGATCTACGATTTGATCGCCGACGTGCGGCTTCTCACCAGGTTGGCTACCGTATTTGGTCCGTTTCTCGATCTGGCCAGTGCAGATTTCTTTGGCAGTGGGCTTCCACGGAGGCCGCAGGAATCGGACACGGATTACCGGCTGCGCATAAAGGACGAATTGCTGCGCCCGCGGGCGACACGCTCAGCCTTGGCTCTGGCATTGACGGAACTGACCGGAACGCTGCCGGTGATTTTTGAACCGGCGCGGCCTGCCGATACCGGGGGATATAGCGTTGGCGGCGTCGGATATGCGGTGGCTGGCGGATGGGGCAATCTTGCGCTGAGCTATGCCTGCTTTGTGACGGCATTCCGACCGGTCGGGAGCGGTATTGCGAATTTTGCCGGGTACGGGACCGGGGGTTATTCCTATTATGGGGATATCTCGATGGTGGCGACACAGGTTACGGATAGCGACATTTACGCCGAGGTCGCCGCCATTCTGCCGGCGGGCTATGTCGCCTGGACTCGCATAGCGAATTACGGGGCGGGTTTGAGCGCATAGACGGGTCGTTGTACGCGGCTGCGCAAAACGAGTTTCGAACCATTGCCTGTAGTGGGTAACGGATGCGGTCCGGCGCGCCGTCCGGTCTGACACGAGCGAATTAATTGCCTGACGGGATAAGTCCGGTTCGGGCAGGCGTGACAAAAGGGGTGTCGATATGGACAGGCAAATTGTCTATCCGGGTAGTATTCCGTTGGACACCGACGTGCTGAGTGTGCAACGCAATGTGATGGTGGCACTCGGCTATCTGGCACAGGTAACCCTGGGTACGACAACGGTGGTCGACGGGCTGGCGTGCACGCCGACGTCGCCGGCATCACTGAGCATTTCGGTTGGACCGGGCAGCATTACACAATTTGGCCTGGTAGATACCACGGCGTTCGGCTCGTTGCCGGCCTTGAGCGATCCGCTCGTGCGACTGGCTGTGACTCTGGCCAGCACCAATTTTACCGCGTCGGCTCCAACGGTGCCAGGACAGTCCATCAATTACCTCATCGAGGCAAATTTCCTGGAGGTGGATGCCACGCCGGTTGTACTGCCCTACTACAACGCCAACATGCCTAGCCAGCCGTATAGCGGGCCCAACAATTCGGGGGTCGCGCAGAATACCCAGCGCTTGCAGAGTGTGTCGTTGCAGATGAAGGCGGGTGCGCCTGCGGCGACCGGCACGCAAGCCACGCCAGCGGTGGATGCGGGTTGGGTCGGGCTGTACGTGGTCACGGTGGCTTATGCGCAAACGGCGATCACCGCTGCCAATATACGCGTCTACCCGACCGCGCCTTTTGTCACCTTCAAGCTGCCGCAGCTGACGCCTGGAACTCATAATCTTGCCGCCTTCGGGCCCACTACGGAAGGCGGGTGGCTGGTTCCCGCCGGCGTCACTTCCGTAAAAGTGCGCATCTGGGCTGGGGGAGGCGCAGGTGGAACCGGGTTTTCCGAGCCGGGCGGCGGGGGCGCGGGGGGCGGCTATTGCGAAGGCTATTACGGCGTGACGCCGGGAGAGGTGATTACCGTTACGGTCGGTAATGGCGGCGCCGGATCCGGAACGCCAGGCGGAAATTCGAGTTTTGGCGTGCTGGCGTCTGCCATTGGCGGGTCGGCCGGCGCGGATGGTGGGCCCTCTGGCACCGGCCTGGGCGGCGCTGCCGGCGGGACGGGAAGCGGGACGGGATTTTCGGTGAGTGGCGCTCCCGGCGGCGCGGCCTTTACCACGTCAGGCAACGTTATGAGTGGCGCGGGCGGTGGCGCGTTTGGCGGTGCCGGTGCGGTATCGGCCGTTGGCGCGGCGACGGGGGCGGTGATTGCCGGAGTGAACGGCACGTCGCCGGGTGCCGGCGGATCGGGCGGGATCGGCACCGGGGTGGGCGGCATCGGCGGCGCTGGGCTGGTGCTTGTCGAGTGGTAGGGCGCACTGCAAGGCATCCGACATTCCGCTGCGAACTGCAAGATTGCGGGGTTGTGGCCAAGTAGCTGAGGGGACATGGGATGGCTACGCGTGCAACCTATTCCTGGCAACCGACCACCGGCCGCGTGGTGGTTGTTGAAGGGTTCGGACCATTTCCGCGCGGTGTGCTGCAAATTCAGCCGCCGCCGCTCGTTTGGCCGATCAAGGATCCCGGCGATGTGCTCGATTATGTGTTTGATCTTTCCGATGCCCTGGCGGGGAATCAGGGAGATGCCATCGCAACCCTTGATGTCAGCATCTATCCCGACAACACAGGCGATCTCACTCTGCAATCCTCCAGTGCCGATGGCGATCAAGCCATATTGTGGCTGGCAGGCGGGATTGCGGGGACGACGTATGCGGTGACAGTGGTTGTTGGGACCAATAGCGGCCGGATCTTCTCGCGAACCGTTTCCCTGCCTGTCGAAGCCTTGGCGACACCGGTTGCTGTCAATACCGACATTACCGATCAATCCGGTGCACCGCTGACCGACCAAACGGGCGCGCCACTGACAACAAGCTGATCCCGGCTACCGCGGAGCGCACATACATGCCGACCATTGACCAACTTCCGAGCGCCAGCTCCACCAGCCCGCAAGATGTGCTGCCGATCGAACAGAGCGGCGTGACGCGTTCCGTGAGTGTCGCCGAATTGTTGAGCGGTACACAGGCTGCGATCGAATTGCCAAGCCCGAGCGTGCTGGGCCGGGCATCGCTTGGGCCGGGCGGACCCGAGTCGCTCTCGGTCGGGCTGGGCCTCGCGGTGCAGAATGCCAGCATTGCGGCGAATGGTGGCGACCACGCCTTCTTCATTCAGGCACAGAGTTTTCTGACGACTGACGAAGCCATCATAAATTCAAGCGGCACGCCCAAGCAGCTGCCGATTCCGGCTCTGCGCGCCCTGTTCAGTGCCGGCACGAACGTGACGATTGACCAGAATGGCGTGATCGGCGCCGTGACCGATCCCGGCGTGACATCCGAGCTGCAATCGCTTACGTCGGGGCTAGCGAGCGCCGATACTTCGATCACCACGCTGAGCGCGCTGATTCCGCCGGGCGGTGTAGCTGGGCTCAATGCGAACGGTCAGGTGACAGCACCGATTGCCGGCGATGCATCGCTGGGAACCGTGAAAGCTGCCGATACCGGCACCGCACGCGCACTGGCAACGCGTGCCGTCGATGTGATCAATGTGCTCGATTTCGGCGCTGTCATCGGCGGCGCCGATTGCACCGCGGCCTTTATCGCGGCCTTCAATCAACTGCCCTCGGGCGGCGGTGAAATTTTTGTTCCGGGTGGCGATTACTGGATCAGCACGCCACTGGTCTTTACCGGCAAGCCGGTGGCTTTTCGTGGCACTGGCCGCGGGCAGACGCGGCTACATTTTCAACATACGGGAATTGGATTCGATTTTGTCCCGAATAATTTGTTCAGCAAAATCATAGTGAAAGACATCTCGTTTTATGCCGAGAGTACTACCGGGCAGACGGCCGCAGCATGCCGTATTACCTACCCGTCGAGCTCGAGCTTCGGATATGTGACCACCAGCATAGACGAAGTAGAAATATTCGGTTATCCAAATGCGGCCAATGGCACTTCACCATTTCCGCAGACATTTTTGCGCGGCATTGTCTTGAACAATTGCTGGAGCACCCAGGTGCGGAACGTTTCGTGGTTTGGACCACCGGCCGCAGCGGGGACCACCACATCTGCCGTGATCGAGGTGAATGGCTCGATCGACACCCGGATCGACGGCATTCAGGCCTATTTTGGCAATGCTGTCGTGCTGCAGACCGGTTATTGCGAAGGAATTTATATCCACGCGCCGGTGGTGGTGGGGGCCGACTATCTTGTTACTCAGACCAATGAGACGCAATGGGCGGGTTACAAGCCGAACCAGGCGCTGCTTCTCGGCCTTTGGGTCGCGAATGGTGAGGTCAATACCAATCTGGGCACCGTATTGCTGAATAACGTAACCGGCGGGTTCTTCTCCAACCTCGATATTTCACGCGACAGCGGGCCAAGCACGGCACAATCGTTCTTCAATTTGACCAATGTCTCCAATTTCCAGATCAGCCAGTGCAATTTTGTTGGCGGCCCATCGGGTGGCGTTTCGCAGGATATTGCGTTCAATTTCAATGCCACGTGGGATTCTTCGGATAATGTCATCGAAGGCTGCTTTTTCGAAGACATGGCCACGGCGATTCTTATTAACGGGGCCAATGGTACGGTTGGTTTGACCGCCTACGGCCTACGCTTCAGCAATATACCGAACGCAACGGCGATCATCGACAATTCGGGAAACAGCTCCGGTAACTTCATTTCGTTCTCCACGCCGGTGCAGGGTAGCGCGCCCTCGGGCATTGGCAACACAAAGGATTGGGTGTGGACCGGGCAGACAGGGCAGACGCTTTTTTATATCAACAACATTGCGGCCGCCACGAATTATATTCGCAACCAGCCGGCCGCAACAGCAAGTTCGCCTGCGCTGTGCTTCGATGGGTCTGACGGCCAGGTGAATGGCACCATACAGACCAAAGGCGGCAATTTATACCTCAATGCGGCTGGCGGCACCAGCCAAAGCGGCAATCTGGCGAGTTTCCTCAATACCGCAGGTTCGACCAATTGGGTGGTAATTCAGAACGCGAAGGGCTCCAATTCCAGCACCATCAGCACGAATGCGGGTGGGTTGAGCATGATTCCCAACGGCGCTTTGTCGCTTTCGCCAACGGGCGGGATTTTTGCGCCTGGATTGCCGACGACAAAGCCGAGTTCGGGTTCTTCCCAGATTTGGAACAATAACGGTGTTCTGAGCATCGCGTGA